CTGCATTGCAGGCCGATTACGCCGGCGGGACCGTCGGCGACTGGACAATCAATCTCCCGGGTACCGCCGCATCCGTATTTGCATGCAGCGGTCTTATTTCGAACCTGGGAACGGCAATCCCGAAAGATGACAAAATCACACAGTCAATTACAATAAAACTGTCGGGAGTGCCTTCGTTTACTGCTTAATAAAGGCAGCGGTTTCAAAAAGTCTTAAATTAAAAAAACCGGAGAAAAACAGCAATGGGAACGTTAACAAAAGAACAGATTCTGAAGGCCGACGACCTGAAAATCGAACTCGTAAAAGTGCCGGAATGGAACGGTGATATTTATATCCGAACCATGACCGGAACCGAACGTGATGCCTTTGAGCAAAGCCTCTTTGAAAAGGAAGGCGAAAGAAATCTGTCAAACATCAGGGCCAGATTATGCGCATTGACAATTGTCGATGAGGGCGGAAACCGGCTGTTTGATGATAAAGATGTGGAACAGCTTGGCAAAAAGTCCGCAGCGGCACTCGACCGCATATTTGGAATCACTCAAAAACTGAACGCTATCGGCGAAAAAGACGTCGAGGAATTAGCAAAAAACTCCGGCAGCGGCCCGAGCGAAGATTCTATTTCAGATTAGCACTGGCTCTGGGCTGCACAAAAAGAGAGCTTTTGGCCCGTATTGACAGCAGGGAACTTTCTGAGTGGATGGTGTATTACCAGATAGAACCATTCGGCGAAGAGCGAGCGGATATTCGGCAGGCGATTACTTCGTGTCTGCTGGCGAATATCCATCGCGGCAAAAATCAGCGGGCTTTTAATATTAACGAGTTTATGGCGGTCAGACCCGTGCGTAAACCGCAGAGTATGGACGAAATGAAAAAGTTATTGAAAGTTTATTGCGATGCAAGAAAACAATAAACCATTCGTGCTGATAGGTGTGCCAGTTCTTATGGATTGTAAAGTCAATGTGCATACGGGAATATTTTGCGGCCGGTTATCCCTGCACACGAATGTTGATTTTATAGGCAAGGTCGCCCACGAAGTATCGCAGGCAAGGAACCTGATAATCAAGGATTTTCTCGATGACCCCAAATATACACACCTGTTTTTTCTGGATGCCGATACCGTGCCGCCTAACGATGCGATCGCAAAATTGTTAAGTCATAACAAAGACGTAATCGCCGGCGTGACGCCGATGTTTTTCAACGGCCAGAAATTATGGTCCGCCAGTATGGGCGTCGATGACAATGTTTACGCTTATATGTGGATTCCATACCATTGTCTGCCGGATAAACTCTTTCAGCCTTACGCCCTGGGCGGCACAACAATCCTGATTAAACGCAGGGTGATTGAGGCCCTGGAATGGCCTTATTTTCATACCGAATGCAGTCCGGACGGCAGACGTTTGGGTGAAGATGTTTATTTTACTAATAAAATCCGTAAAGCGGGTTTCCAACTGTGGTGTGACCCGTCGATAAAGTGTGGTCATTTTCAAACGAGAAATCTGGCGGAGATACTATGAACAAGGCCAGTATTATAATTCCTGTAATTCAGCCTGAACTTGGGGAAAGATGTATTAAGGCAATCTATCAAAACGCCGGTATTGATAAAAGTCAATATGAGGTTGTAACCGCCGAAGACAGGGAAAGAATCGGCTGCCCGAAGATGGTCAAGCGGCTGGTTGCGATGACAAGGTTTGATTGTGTTATGTTTCTGGCCGATGACACTTTTCCTTATCCGGATTTTTTGAGATACGCGTTAGAGGCGATGGATACTTTACCTGATAAATGGGGACTTGTCGGACTGAATGATCTGCATCACGATGGAAATATCCTGGCGACGCACTGGATGGGGCATAAAAATCTTTTGCCCCTGCTGGACGGTGAATTTTTCCATACCGGATATTATCACTGTTTCAGCGACCAGGAGCTTCTGGCCAGGTGTAAGGGGCTTGGCAGATATGTATGGTGCAAAAACGCAATGATCTATCACGACCATCCGGATTTTACAGGCAAGGAGCGGAACGAAGATTACAAGCGGGTGTATTGCAAAGAGAATTACGGACACGACAAAAACCTGTTTAACGAGAGAATGAAAAAATAATGGCGACTATCGGCACATTAGCGGTAAACCTGATTGCAAAGACAGCCGTCTTTGACAGCAAAATGCGGAAAAGCACAAACTCGCTGTACGGCCTTACCCGGCAAACAGCGAACACCCAGCGGGCGATGATGGGCCTTGCAAAGGCCGGTGCCGCCGTATATGCAATAAACAGAATTGTTAAAGTGCAGGCGGCTTTCGAAAGGGAGATGGCAAACGTAAGCACAATGCTTGACGAACAGTCGATGCGGTTAATGCCTCAATACACCCGGCAGCTAAAAAATATGGCGGTAAGCTTCGGCGAGGGCACCGAGACGCTGTCGAAAGGCCTGTATGATATTCTTTCCGCATCGGTCGCCCCGCAAAAGGCGATGTATGTATTAGCGGCGTCAGCTAAGGCGGCCAAGGCCGGTCTTACCGATACCGGCACCGCCGCAGACGCGATTACCACGATTCTAAACTCTTACGGCGTGAAGGCCGAGAGGGCGGGCGAAGTATCAGATAAACTCTTTGCCATTGTCAAACGAGGTAAAACCACATTCGGCCAGCTGGCCCCCAATATCGGCAAGGTTGCGGCCCTGGCTAATGTGGCGGGTGTGTCCTTTGACCAGTTAGGGGCAGTAATCGCGACACTCACCCGCGCTGGCATTCAGACCGAACTGGCGATAACGGGCGTCCGGGCGATTCTCACGCAGTTTATCAAACCGACCAAGGAGGCGAAAACAGCGGCGGCGAAGTTTGGTTTGGAACTTAGCAGCACGACGCTGAGGTCCATCGGACTGACCGGTGTTTTGGAGAAATTAAAGGATGCATCCGCCGAGCAGTTAGCGGTCATTCTGCCGAACGTGCGGGGCCTGGCTGCGTTTGCCGCAGCCATCAAACAGGCTGATGGGGCCGTCTCGGACTACCAGCTGATGCTCAATTCGGCCGGTCTTACCCAGGAAGCCTACGGGAAAATGACGGACAATCTGGCGTTCGATATTGACCAGCTGGGGCAGTCCTCGAAAATCTTGACGGCGGTTACGGGCAAATTCCTATCGCCGACTATACGCGGCATCACCGCGGACTTTGTCGGTTTAAGTAAAAAGATGGATTCGGTTACGAGTGGACAGGATGACCAGGCCAGAAGTATCGCGATGAATATCGATTTGTGGGGTGGCCTGAAACTGGCCTTTAATGAAGTTGTCTATTACGGTCAGCTCGGCACGGCTAAACTTTTGACGGCGTGGGGAGGTTTGTTAAGAACCGCCATGTTATTAAGCAAGGTTATGCCGGCGGCGTGGGCACTAAAAAAGCTTGGAGTTGGCAAAAACATAGACGCCGACTTCCAGGGCCTTAGCGAATGGGCGGCGGCGGCCGAGGCGGCGGCGGCCGAGACCCAAAAAGCTATCGACGCAATCGTCAATAGCGAAACCAAACTTGATGCGGTAAATAAGCTTATCGCCGGAAATAAAAAATCTGCGGAAATCCTTGCAGGGGCACCGGCGGCGAATGCCAACCCGCTGGCGGACCTTTTAAGTGATAATTCGGAATACAAAAAGACCATTGAACGAATAACCGCAGCGATGGATAAGGAACTGGAAATCACCGGCAGGCTCAATGAAACCAGAGAGCGTTCGCGTGACCTTGTGGAGTTGCAGATCGCGGCGGAAAAAAGCTACGGCATAAACAGTCTGCAGACTATGCGGATTCTCGATGATTATATGGGAAAATTAAAGCAGCTCGAGAAGGCCCAGAAATTGGCGGAGATAGCGAACGAAATCGGCGATTCTTTTGCGACGGCGTTTGAGGATATGGTTCTTGGGGCGACTAAAGCCAGTGAGGCGATCAAAGCCCTTGCCCAGGACATCCATCGGCTCATGATGAGACAGGCTGTGACCCAGCCGCTTGCCAACGCCCTGACAACGGCAGGATTGGGTATAGGCTCATATTTTAAGGGGATGTTAGCGCCTGCTGCCGTTGGCGATTATACTGTCATGGCAAGTTACGCTCATTCGGGCGGCGTTGCTGGCAGCCTGAGCCGGAGCCGTTCTTTCCCCGCGGCTACTTTTGCCGGTGCCCCGAGGCTGCACGATGGGTTTATGCCAGGCGAATATCCCGCTGTTTTGGAGCGAGGCGAAACGGTTATCCCGAAAGGCGGCTTTGGCGGTGTAACCCAGCGGCCGCCGAACGTGATTATAAACATCGACAATAAAAGTTCACAGGAAGTACAGGCAAATCAGTCGGACGTTGTTTTTGATGGTGAGTCTTATGTTGTTGGTATTGTTGTAGAGGATTTTCACAAAGGCGGACCAATTAGAGGT